TGGCGACTTTTTTAGACAAGTCCGTGCTTGCCATAATCTCTTCTAACGTCAGTGCGTCGGATTGATTGACTTTATCGCTCTTTAGCTGACTGACCATCGCCGCATCCGCCGCGCCGATGTTCTCCCTCGCCTGCGTCTTTTGCGCATCATTAAGCGTCTGCGCCGTATACAGCACCGCTTCCTGCGGCGCATCCCTGCCGGGGTCGCCCTTCTCTCCTTTCTCGCCTTGCGCGCCGGGATCGCCCTTCTCTCCTTTCTCGCCTTGCGCGCCGGGATCGCCTTTCTCTCCTTTCTCTCCCTTTGCGCCGGGCTCTCCCCGAAGCGACGCTTTCTGCTCATCCGTCAGGCTTTCAAAAGTCACCTCGCCGTCCTTGCCCTTCGGTCCTTGCGGGCCGGTGGCTCCGGTCTCGCCCCGCGGCCCTTGCGGCCCGATTGCGCCCGTTTCACCTTGCGGCCCTTGCGGGCCGGTCGCTCCCGTTTCACCCTTCGGCCCTTGCGGGCCGGTGTCGCCTTTTTCGCCCCTCGGTCCCTGCGCGCCAGTGTCGCCTTTTTCGCCTTTCGGGCCTTGCGCGCCGACAAATTCCCCGTTGTCGAGCTTCTTTTGCACGTCGTTTGCAACCTTCTGCGCACCGCTCGCCGCATCGTCCGCCCGTTTGGCGGCCGCGTCCGTGTTCTGAACGGCGGTTTTCATCAGCCCATACTGCGCGATGATTTCATCCACCGAAGGAATGGTGTGTCCGGGATCGACGAGCGAATCCGTCCGGGTGCGCGTCACGTCACCCCTGCCGCAGAAAATCGTGATGATCTGCTGCTCCCTGCCGATGGCCACGGACAGCGTAAACCCGCCACTTTGGCTGTAGCAGGGCGCCTCCAGCGTCACCTCCGCCGCATCGCCGACCGTCCTTCCCGCCATCATCACCGTCGCCTGATCCTGCCGAACCACGCTGGCGGTGACCGTCCATCCCGTCAAATCGACCGGTTCTCCGCCCGCCTTCACCCGAACGCGCAGCACATGCGCCAGCTTATCGCCCATCGCGAACAGGCTCGGCATGGCCGTCATGCCGATTCCGACGAGGATATCCGCGCTGTATTCAAGCGTGATCGGCTGCATGCGCTTCCTCCTTCCGCAGGCGCAGGGTCAGCGAGGTATCGAGCATCATGTGCGTCAGTTTGGTGTAGCCCGCATACACCGTTCCCGTTTGATCGTTCTCATCAGCATAGACCGTCAGCGTTTCGCATCCGTCAAACGCCCTCGCCGCCTCCGGCAGGCGGCCGTCAAACGGCATATCAATCCATATTTCGCCGGGACTCATCGCCATCGCGGTGGAAACCCAGTTAATCGGCCATCTCTTTTTCGCCTTCGCCCGCAGCAGCATCGTTCGCGTCCCCCTTCATCGCCTCGTTGCGCAGTTCCTTCAGATAATCCATGCACAGGCTCATCCGCTTGACATTTGCGTGTCCCCTGACCTCAATCTCGTCGAGCGTGTTATAAATCGCCTGCAAATGTGTCGCCATATCCATATCGTCACCCTCCAAGTGCCGTCACCTCGCGCGTGGTGAACGTCGCCAGCTTCAAATTGGCGCGCTGCGTTCCCCCGTAATAAAGCGCGACCTTCATCAAATCGCCCTGCCTGCGCACCGTCACGTCACCGCCGCTGACATACAGCGTATCGGGGTATTTGTTTCCGCGCCTGTAAATTGTCTTGACGGTGCCGTTCACATAATACTTTTTGTACGGCAGCTCCTTGTATGTGCTGCCGCTCTTGGTGTACAGCGTTGAATTGATGACGCCGTACCCGGTCAGTGCCTCCACGCTGCCGTTGGCGTAATACAGATCGGAATGCACCTCACTGCCGCGCAGGTGATAGGTTTCGCTCGTCCCCGGCTCGTAAAGCGATCCGGTGTATTCGTTTCCCTGTAGCAGTGGGCCGCTGCCGCCCGCCATAATATCCAGCGCATCTTCCCCTCGGCTTTCGCCGGGGCTCGACCATATCTTCACCTCGTTCGAGGGCCTGCCGCTTCGGTTTCCCTATCGCCCCGCCGGGCTGGTCTGTGAGCGTTCCCCTCATCAGGGCTTCGTTGCTGATCGTCCAATCCATTCGATTTTTTCCCGTCGCGTTTGGGCGTTTCTCATCCCTGCGCTGTGGCCGAATGGCTTCAGGATATTCCAGCAGTTCAGCAGGCTATTTTTGCGTAGGGTCACCCCTACGCCGCGCCGCCAAAGGCAATCGTCTCGCCCGCCTCCGGCGTTCGGGTCACTCCGTCGCCGATGGCCGCCGCGAGAACGGTCGCGTCAGCCGAAGGGGCCGACTCTCCCGACGCTTGCGTGAAATCCGTGACGGCGGTGTATGTCTTCCACGAGCCGTCCTTTTCGCCGATATGCACATAGTTGTTGGTGACGATCAGCTTTTCGGTGTAGAGCGATTTCGCCTTCACGCCGCCCGTCGTCAGCCCGTTGACCTTGGTGATGAGCGCGTCAAGGTCAATCTTGTCCGCCTTGAGCCTGATCTTGCTGTTCGCGCCGTCGATGGCGATTTCCGCTGCGGAAACGCGCTGGCCGAGTGCATCCGTCACCGTCTGATCGGCCTTGAGCCTGATCTGCGCCTTCGCCGCACTCAGGTCGATGGAAACCGCGTTGATCTTTTTGTTCTGCTGGTCGCCCTGCTGCTCGACCTCCTCCTTGGTCGCGCGCAGCTTGATATCCTCGGCCTGCATGAGGATCGTCTTTGCGTTCATCTGGATCGCTTCGGCGTTGAGCTGAATCAGCGCCGCATTTTGGATGATTTTATTACTCGCGCCCGCACTTCGTCCGCGCGATGCGATTTCCGATCGGGCAAGCGCGGCAACCGCCTTTGAAAGCGTCCGCGGCTGGAAATCTTCCTCGCCGATGGTGATCTTGGTCAGATGCGGCCGCACATAGTCGCGCTTGATCTCCAGCACCGTCGCCATCACCTTTTCGCCGCTGCGGGCAATGACGGCCACGCGGTCATACAGCCGGACGGCCTTGTATTCCATTCCCGGCTGCATTTCCACATCGGCAACCGTCGCCGTGCCGGAGACATGCGCCGTTTGCCGCGCCTTGAGCTTCTCCCACGTCTTTTCAAGCAGCCTGGCCGCGTCCGTCTCGTTCTCGTCGAGCACCATCATCTCGCGCACCAGCGCGCCGGGCGGCGCGTCCGGGTTGTCGATGTAGGCCTGTCCGGCCGACTTATCCGCCGGGTCGCCGTTCGCCCTGCTCCATGCCGCATCCGCGATCGTCATGCGCGTGGGCACGTCCTGCGTGCCCGTCGCCGCGCCAACGCCATAGGCGCGGGTGATCGGCCGCTCGCTGTGCGTGATGGCGATATCCGTCGCATCCAGCCGCGCCTCGAAGATGCGTCCGCGAAACGTGCTTGTCCGTTCGGTCACCACAAGGCGCCTGCCCATCACCACGCCGCCGCTGATGGCGTAACCCGGCAGCACCCGAACCTCGTGGGTACTTTCCAAATCGCTCAGCGCCGCCCACGCGGATGTGTAGCCGGTCGCCACCTTCTCGCTGCGTCCGCCGCCGCCCTCGATACGCCATCCGCGCCCGGCGAGAATCTGCCGCGCCGCCTCGATGGCCGTCGCGCTTTCCAGCTCGACGTTCAGCGTCACGGTGTCCTGAAGCTCGGCGCGTGCCGCGTCCGTCGCGGTGACGATGGCCGTTCCGTTGTGATCGTCGTGCTCCACGCTGTCAATGGTGAACAGCCGGAACAGTCCGTCCACGCAGGAAAACCCCAGTTCTTCGCCCGGCGTCGCGCCCGCTGTCTGCGGGAAAACCGCCTCCAGCGTGCCGTCGCTCTCCGTATGCAGCAGCTCGGTCACATCCGGCAGAACCCGCCGAATCCGGCGGTTCGCATCGAAGATATACACCGTCACGCCCATTCGCATCGCCACCTTGCCGTCAGGCTGCCGCCGTCGTCGCTGGTCAGTCCATGTACCCCCGGCCTGAAATCCGCCGAAAAGTTGCTTCTGTCCACATCGAGGCGGCTTTCGATATGCGCGCCATCCAGCGTCACCGCGCCTGTTGCGAAATCCACGCCTAGCTTTTGCCCCGCGGAAAGCGCGCCGTTTATATGCAGCACCTCCCGCCCGTCGAGCATCCACGTCACGCCGCTGCGCGCCGCCGCCATCGTCTGGGTAATCGCCGGGCGGCACACCGCGCTCCCGCCGATGGAAAGCGTCGCCTTGCCCTGTCCCGTCGCCGAAGTATAGGCCAGATCATGCGCATACGGGCGCGGAACCAGAAATATCACCTCCACCTTTGCGAAACCGAAGACAAATTCCGGCGTGCTGATGGATTTAACGATTCCGTCATACGCCACTCCCGGCCAATGCGTCGGCTCAATCTCGCCCGTATCCTGCCCGGAAGCCATCGCCCAGGCGGCCAACAGCCCCCGGATTCGCCAGCCTTCCTCCCGTCTGCGCGCGGCGATGTTGATGTTCACCTTGTATTCGCCCTGCACGACGGCATACCCAACGGCGGTTTCGCCATCCCTGCCCGCGATGGTATACACATCCCGGTCGGGCATTCCCGGCGGATATTCCTTTTCGATGGACAGCGCCGGATGCACGCCGCACAGATCCATGCCGCAAAATCTCAAGTGTTTTTCGCCTCCTTACGCATTGTTTCGGGCGGCGGCCGTTCCCTGAAGCGTGTCGATATGCGGGAAAACCGCTTTCGCCATCGCTTTTCCATCCACGTTCACGCTGACGGCGAGGGACTGTGTGCCAGCCTTGTCCGCGCCCTTGGTCGAGCCGCCGGAGGGCATCGGCAGATCATACAGGCCGCGGGTGAACGGGCTGCCGATGGACACCGTCGGGCTGAAAACCATGCTGTTGAGCTGGCCGAGCACCGCCGCAACGTTGTTCACCGTCGTCTGCGCCGCCGCCAAGGCCACGCTTTCCTTTTCAGTGATGCCGTTGCCAATGCCCGTGCTCAGATTTTCTCCAACCGTCTTCGCATCGCCCGCCGCAGTGTCACCCCCGGTTTCAAGGCTGTCGCCCACACCGTCCAGCGCGGCCTGCGCCGCCTCGGCGCTTTGCTTGAGCAACTCCTGCTTTTGCTGGATTAGTTCCTGTGCCAGTTGTCCATTGCCCGACGCATACGCTGCGAGAATTTGCTCTTCCAGCAAAATCATCTGATCCTGCAAGCCCGACGTCGCCTCGTTAATAGCCGCTTGTTCCTCGTCACTGAAATTCAGGAATGTGAGCACATGCTTATCAAAATATTGCAGGCCTGCGACCGCCCCATCCTTGAGCGCCACGTTCAGCGATTTAATCAGCTCCGTAAACGTGGAAATTCCCGATGTCGTCAGCGGTTCAAGCGTTTCGGCCAAATCAGCCCATGCTTCTTTCAGATAATTGCTTGCAGTCCGCGCTTTAATAATCTGCTCATTGTTCTGTTCAAAGTTTTTCTTCGTTTCAACCAGTCCGTTGGCGGTCAGATAAGCCAGCGCAACTTGCAGCTTGCCCGTCGGCGTTTCCGCATTCTTCATGGCTTCGTTAAATTCATTGACGTCGTAACCCATGGATTCAATGACCTTTGCGAATTGCCCCGTCGCTTCGCCCTTGCTGATGGTCTCCTGAATACTCTGTGCAAGGCCGTCGAACGTCGTGCCGTCGTATTTAAGGCACGCACCGACGATATTATCAATCGCCGTCGTGATCTCGTCCGTATTCCAGCCCGTTTCAGTCAGAGCCTTCACGCCTGCCATTGCGCTTTCCAGATCGCCGGTGATGCCTGCAACCTCGTTCACCTGCTCCTGTGCCCATTCGTAATCAAAGCCATTATCCTCAACGGTTTGCTTAAATTTGGCAACGGTCATTCGATAGTCGCGGGTGCTTTCAACCAAGCTGCTTGCGCTCTGGTATACCCCCTGCGCCATATTCCACGCCGACCCGGCGGCCGTGACGAACGACGAACTTTTGATCTCTTCAAGGCTCTGCTTCATCTGCGCGGCCATGCTTTCAAGGCTTTCCTTGGCCTGATCCGCGCCGTCGCCGATGCCATCCTCCAACTGGCGACCCACGCGCACGCTGTCGCGCCCCAGATCCTGCGCCTCGCGATCGGTCGCATCCAATTCGCGGCGCATCTTTTCCAGCGTCGCCTTGGCGCTGTTGAGCTTGATTTGGTAATCGTCGGTCGCCTTGGCCGTCTCGCCGTATTTCTCGCCTGCGTCCTTCACCGCACCCTCAAGGCTTTTGACAATCTCCTCCTGCTGGGCAATTTCACTCCGGAGGGTTTGGCTCTTGGCCGTCAAAAACGCCTGCTTATCGCTGTTGGTTTCAAACTCAGCGGAAGCGAGCTTCAGCTCGCTGCCCAGCACGCGCAGACCGCGCTGCGCCTCGCTGAGCGCCTTTTTATACTCGTTTTCACCGTCAAGCGCCAGCGTTGTGCGAATTTCTCTCTTGGGCGCCATTTAATCCTCCCATTCGTCCGTGCGCGTACGCCGAATCCCGTGTTGATCGTCGTCATACGCCCGCCGCGCCAAATACAAATCCATAATCAAACCCGGCGCCATGCGCTCGGCTTCCGGCCAGTTTACGCCGGCAATCAGCGCGTAGGACGCACAGCGCCGGGCAGTCAGGCTCGCGCTTCTTTTTTTTTGAGTTTTTCGGCCACCACGTCGATATCCTCGTCGTCGTCCTCCGCCATTTCGCGCTTCATGCCCGCCACAAACGCGCGGGACGCCTGCCGATTGGCCTGCGCCAGCGCCTTCGGGCTGAGGTTCTTTGTGAGGTATTCCTCCGTCGGGGCTTCTCCGCCGCAATAGCGCGCGCCCGCGCGGGCGAAAATGGCCAGACAGGCGATTCGCGCCTTCACCGTCTTATCCGCTTCCATCTGGTCAAGGCCGCCGAATCGCTCGTCGATTTCCATCCACGCGCCCAAATCAAACCGAACCGGGAATGTCCGCTTGCCGACCTGAATCTCGATCACGCTTCAATCCCCGCTTTCTTGTCGATCCATGCGCGCGCTTCGCTCTCCCCGGCGAACGTCCTGCGTTCGCGGAAACGAACCTGCAGCGCCGGGTTGTTCTTTACGCCCATGATGCTGCCCTCCAGCGTCGGGGTCTGCCACTCGATGCTCTGCCCCTTTGTCTTGGCGCTTTCCGTGCCGAGACCGAAGATCGCCTTATGCACCCAGTAGGCGATATAGCTTGTCTTGTTATTCTTGCGCCGCACGCGGATATAGCCCGTGCCGACATAGGGCGCGCTTTCGCCTGTCTCGTGGTAGGTTTCCTCACCCGCCTCGCCTTCCTTCACGTCGCCCAGCAACATCACGCGCGCCTCGTCGCTCGCGTCGTCCACGCCGAGCTTGATCGTGCCGCCGGTGATGGAGTTATCCTCCTCCTTGACGCGATCATCCGCATAGAGCGGGTTGCTGTTGCGCGTATAGCTGATCTCGGCGGTCATCATGCCGCCGACGACCTGCCCTTTGCCGTAGATGATGGGCTGTCCGTCCGTCTCCTGCTGAATCGGCGCGGCGACGGCATACAAAAGGCCGACAAATGCCATGCTTTATCCTCCCTTCAAATGTCTATCCCAAATATCCTCGAAGACCTGCTGCACCGTTGGAAGCGCCTTCTGCTCGGCTTCTTCAATCCAATGCGAACCCCGGATGCGGCTCGTTCCATAGTGCAGCAGATATGCCTTTTCGGCGTTACGCACAGGCTTCTTCTTGTGATCCTGCCCGCGCGGGTAAACGTCAATCTTCCGCACGCCGTCCGCGTCGCTTTTTGGCGCTTTATCCGCCTTGATGGATTCGATCATGTCGCCGCTGTCATGATAGCCGTGCGCTTCCGCCGTCTCCTGCCACGCCTGTTTGACTTCTTCCGCCCCAGCCAGCAGCATTTCATCGGCGGTTTCTCCTGCGGCTTCGCCCATCCACGCCATTTCTTCGGCAATGCTGTCGATGCCGTCCGTCGAAAACTGCGCCATGTCACATCCCGTCGCAGGTGAAGCTGATGTGAAGAAAGCCCGTGTCCTGCTCGTAGTCGATCTCCATCGCGTAAGCCACGCCGGGCGCATCATCCAGCACGGCGCGGATGTTGGCGGTTATCGGGTCATCCTGCATCCGGGTGAACCGATCAATGACGAAATGCCAGCCGTCGGCATAGCGATTATCGACAAGCAGATTCATCGGCCACAGGGGCTGCCATGTGGTGTAATCCTCCCCGGTGCTGTCGCTCTCGTAGGCGCAAGCGTCCGGATCGGCCGCAAGCACCAGCTCGCGAATGTCCGCAAGGGTCATGCGGCCGTCACCTCCTCCAGCGTCAAATCCGTAATGTCCTCGCCGCTCTCCTCGTCCGTGCCGTGATACGCGCGGGCAATGGTATACACGCGGCCGCCAAGATGCGCCGTGTCGCCCTGCCGAATCTCGCGGCATTGGGCGATGCGGATGCGCGCGTCCGCTTTTTGCGCAAGCCGCCGCTCCGTCTGCCAGACGGGCGAGGTTTCAAAGCTCAGTTCGGCATACCAACTGCGAAAGCGCAGGGTCTCCGTCCAAATCGGCTTTTCGCCCTTCGGCGCCATGTTGCTGCGGGCAAAAATCTCCGCAATGCCTCTGTCCAGAATCAATCCGCCAGCCACCTTTCCCGCCGGTCAAGGCGCAGCCAGTCCGGCATATCGCCCGGCTTATCACGGTTCTGGTATTGCCAGACGGTGTAATCCACGAGGAGCATCATATCGTCCGCGCTTTCGGTCAGGTGAATCCCCGTCCTTTTCAACTTGGCCGCCGCGCCCTCGATGCGCTTTTTGAAGTACGCATCCAGCGCCGTGTCGCCCGGCGGGCGGTTGAGGCGGGCTTTCACCAACCCCAGCACCATCTCCATATCCACGCTTACTCCTTCGCGGTGCCCTTGTTCGCCTTATCCTCGGTAAAGGTCACCGCGTCGGCGGTCGGCGTTGCGCCGCTCAGGCCGATGACCACAAATCCCTCCGCAATCACGGGCATACCGTCATAGCGGGCGGTCGCGCGGTATACGGTCTGATCCTCGATGAAACGATACTGATCGCTGACGGCGATATCCGTTCCGGCGCGTTCGCAGAGCAGATACAATTCGCCATAGCCGCCGATGATGACGTTATCGGGGATGAACTCCAGCTCCTCCACCGCGCCGCCGAGCACCGGCATGGTATGCTCCATCGCGGAGACCATCATGCCCGCCGCGTTGATGTTCAGCGCCTCAGCCTGCAACCGGTTGAAGGTGACCTCGTTCATCGCAAAGAAGCGCTCGCCGCCCGCGTACTTGCCCTTCGCCTTACCGCTTGCGGTGATGATCTCCTGAAAGAGCGCCACGCCCTTCTTGCTATCCGCGATGGAAACCATGTTGGTGGTGTGCAGGTCCTCCCACGCACGCGCATCGTCGGAATACGTGGACGGCTTTGCATCCTGCACAAGGCGGGTCACAATGCCCAGCGGCATGCGCGTGCCGGTGCCGTAGAGAATCGCCTTGTCCAGCGCCAAACCGATGGCGCGCCCCAGCGCGTCGATGATCTCACCGGCCAGCGCAACGTCGCTCGCGTCCTCCAGAATGGAGTTGGGCACCGGCACATAGGCCGCAACCTTGTAGCCGTCCATCTCCACGCCGTTAAAGGCCAGCGCCACCTCGTTGATGTTGGCGACCATCTCCGTCCACACGGCCTCGGGAATCGTGCCCATCACGTTCTGGCGCGCCTTGCCGGGCACATGGCGCACGCGAACGTGCTTCATCAGCTTGCTGGTCTCCTCGACCTTCGGGCGCACCAGATCGAGCACCACGGTCGGAATCAGCAGCTCCGCGCCCGTCACCGCGCGCGTCTGTCCCTTCATGGCGCGCACGCGGGTCAGAAAGTCCTTCACTTCCTTGCGCGCCACAATCGCGCCGCGCTGCTGGCTGCTCATGCGGTCAAAACGGCGGCCGCGGGTGGTCATCCTTCTGTTCATGCTCCTGTTCTCCTCCTCGTTCTCGTCGTCCGCCGCGTTCTGCTCTTCCTCGGCTTCGGCCTGCTCGGCGGCGGTCTGCGCCGCCTCCAGCTCGATCATCTCTCGGGCGAGCTCCGCCAGCTCCTTTTCCGCCTCGATGCGCTCCTGCTTGATCTGCTGCTCTTCCTCGGTGAGCGCGGTATCGTCGGCGGTAAACTGCTCCGTTTCGGCCTCGATGGCCTGCTGATCGGCTTCACTCGCCGCTTCGTCCAGTTCGTCGAGCGCCTTTTCCAGCTCCTCCTCGCGCTTTTTGAGCGCAGCGCGGCGGGTACGAAGCTCGCCTTCCTTCTGCTTGACGGTTTCAAGGCGCGCGCGAACCTGTTCCTGCTTACGCCTGTTCAGAATCATTCTGAGTGCCATGATGAATCCTCCCTTTCATGTCCTTCTTCCACTGTTCCAGCGCCCGGCGGCGCATGGCCTTGACGCTCCTGCCGCGCGCCTCCACGCCCGTATCCTCATATGCCGGGAAGGTGACGACGCTCACCTCATAGAGCGTCAGGCGGCGAATGGTGAAATGCCAGCCGTCGCCGCGCTGAATCTGTTCTTCCTCGGTGATATCAAAACCGATGGAGCATTGGCTCACGTCGCCTCGCTGCACACGGGCATACAGGTTGAGCGCATCCTGATCCCCTTCGTTGACGGCGATACTGCCCCAAAGGCCGTGCTCGTCCACGCGCAGGGTCAGCGTTCCGGCGCACGTCCGGCCGAGCACCAGCCGCGTGTCGTGGTCAATCAGTGCGCGGACGTCGCCGCCGAGCTGATCGTCGAACGCATGCGGGTCGATCTGTTCCGTGAAGCCGTCGCCCATGTCGTATACCCCGCTGAACGTGGCGAAATAGCCCTCGATCCGCCGCTGGCCATCCGTCTGCGTCGCGTTAAACGTCGCCGGAAGGCTTCGGGTCTGCCACTTGGTCTTCGTGCTGTTCTCCCTCCTCGTTGCCGACCAGCTTCTTCTGGTCGCCCAGCCGATTGGCCGGAATGTAGTTTTCAAGCCCCAGAATTTCCTCCATCTTCGGCGACGGCGGCAGGCCGACCCAATCGCGCCACTCGTTGCGATCCATAGCCATGCGATCCACCATCTCGCGGCCTGCGCTGATGCACTTATCCAAATCGTAGTTGGTCAGGCTGCGGCTGTTCAGCCGAAAATACCGCGCCGGTGAAAGCAGCAGCGCGCGGGTGAGCGTCTGCTCGATGACGCGCGCCACGCGCATGAGGCGGTTGGCCACAAACCAGTTGAATTCCTCCGCCTTGAACTCGCCCACGCCCACCAGAAACGGCGGCACGCCGAACATGGCGGCAATGCTGCGCTTATCCAGCTCGAGGCTCTTGTCGATGGCCAAATCCGAAAGCGTCAGCGGCTTGATCTGCTCGATCTTCATGCTTTCCGCCGGGATGATCCACGGCCGGCCGTTCTCGCTGTCGCTGATGTATTTATCGGCAATCCTCGTGCGCCCCTCCGGGCTCTGCATATCCTCCGAAAAGCCATCCACCTTGACGATAATCGACGGTTTGGGCGATTCCATGAGCGCCTGCCGCGTGGCCTGCGTCTGCCGGATGGAGCGCACCACGTCAAAGAGCGCCACTTCATAGCCCATGCCGCGCCACGGATATTCCGGATCCGGATTCAGCGCAAAATGGATCACCTCGTCGGGCGCAAACGACGCGCCGCCGACGTTCACCCGATACCCCCGCCCCTCCGGCACGAAGGTCACGCGCGAGGGCGGCACGGGATCAAGCTGCATCAGCAGCCCGCTCGCGAACACTGGAAGCGTCACCTGATTGCCCTCGGTCATCAGCGTGCGCACGATGGTCTCCATGAATCCCTGATGGGTCATCAGCGGATTCGGCGTGATATCCACCATGCGGCTCAGTTCATCCTTCACGCGCGTATCGCCGTGCTCGCCGTTTTCCATCAGGTGAATCGTCATGCTGGCGATCAGCTCGGCGTACACGTTCACGCACATCATCACCTCCGGGCACTGCGTCAGCGGCCTGTATCCATCGGCAATCAGCACCCGCCAGGAATCATTCGGGCAAATCGCCACGGCCGCGCTTCGGCGCTGCCTCCTCGGCGCATCCCGGCTCCGGCGAGCCTGTTTTCTGTGTCTGCTCATGTATCAAACCATCCTTCCGTGTCGGTCTTGCCCATATCCTCCAGCATGCGGACGGTCGCGAACACATCCGCGTCGAAGATATCAATGCGGCGGTTCGGCTGCACCTTCTCATACTGCACCATCTCGTCCGTCTTTTCGATGGCCGCGACGTTCTGCACGCAATAGGCATACGCCTCGCTGCCCAGATAATAGAGCCTGTTGTTTCGCGCCGCCGCCTCGATGTGGCGGAAGCCCTCGCTTTTCTTGTAAAAATACTGCGGCTGGTCAACGATTTTGAAACCCGCCCTCTTCATGCCGATGAAATACTCGCGGCAGAACTTTCGGTCGTGGCCGACTTCGCGGATGCGGAAGCCGCGCTTTTTCATGGCCACGAACCAATCCACCACCAGTTGATGGTTGTTCGTCGGCGCGTTGCACAGATCGAGCCAGCCATCTTCCTTCCAACCGAAAAGCGGAATATCGTCTTCCTCGGCCTTCTCCGTTGCCGCCACGAGCGGAAACCACGCATGCGGCACGACGATATCAATGCCCTTGTACTGCCCATGCAGCGCGGCGGCGGTCAGGTCATGCAGCTTGGAGAGGTCTGCGCCGCCGTACCACTTCACGCCCTTGAGCGCCGCCAGCGCCTTGAGCTTGCGCTCCAATGGCCACGCGGGGTCGATGCCCAGCGCCTCGCCCGCCGCGCTGTCGCTCGTTTTGAACATTTCGACGTTGAAATACGCGCGCAGGCTGTTGGTGAAGATGTTGACCCGCTTGTTGAGAAAGTTGCTCCGCGCCTGCGGGTCGTTCTGCGCCAGCAAGCTGGCCGACAGAATCTCCTCCGGGCGAATGGTCACGCCGTAGTTGGGGTTGGCCTTTTCATGCTGGATGGGGCTGGTGTAGTCCACCGCGCCATCCTCGCCCTGATCCGCCCGCGCGATGAAGATGAAATACCCGTCGTCCCTGATCTGCCCGGAGACGACGCGCGCGCAGTAATCCAGCCGCTGGGCGCAGAAACCCGTCGCGTTGTCGCCCGCGGTCGAAATGCCGACGACGAGCTTGTTGGTGTAGGCGTTTGTCGCTTCCTTGAGCACGTCGTACTGCTTGCCGCTCTTGTAGGCGTGAAGCTCATCGGCGATGATGATGTTCGCGTTGAAGCTGTCCTGTCCGTCCGGATTGCTGGCCAGCGCGTTGAGGGACAGCGAGCCATCCGGGAAGTCGCGCTCGATGGCGTGCTCCATGTTGTTATCGAGGATGCGCCAGCCTGCCGCCCGCGCAGCCTTTTCCGAGCGATACAGCCCTTTTTCGACGTTGTAGCGCCAACTGTCGAACGTCTCCATCGCCTGTTTGAGCGTTGCGCCGACGACATAGACCTTTGATCCGCTCGCGCGTTCCAGCAAACCCAGCGCCCATGAAAGCGCGGCCACCACCAGCGTTTTGCCATTCTTGCGCGGGATGAAGATAAACGCCTCCTTGACCACGCGCTCGATGGTGCCCGGCCTAAAGAAGATCAGCATCCCGTAGATGCAGAATTTTTCCCACGGCTCCAGCAGGAACGGCTTGCCCCGCAGCGGCTTGCCGTCGAGGCTCTGCCCCTGCCGGTGCTTGAAGGTCGCTTCGATCACGTCGATCACGAAATCCGCATCGTTCGTGTTCACGTCGTAGTCGGCGGCCAGCATATCGCAAAAGCGCCCGCAGGCCAGCACGATCTCCCGTCCGGCAATCTTGCGCCCCTCCAGCACGTCGGTCACATACGCCCGGATGCACGCTGCCCGCCTGCCCGAAAGCCCCGCCAGCGCTGCGCGCTGCCGCTCGGTCATCCGCCCAGATTCTTGAGCGCCGCGATCAACGGATCCTCCTGCACCTTCGCCGTCGCCGCCGCATCGAGTTTCTTCGCGCCCGCCGGAGTCAGGCCGAGCGCCGAAAGATACGCCAGCACGTCCTTCCGCAGGCTCTCCAGCGTGGTCACAATGGGCGCTTTCTTCGTGCCGGTCGCCGTACTCGTCTCATACGCCCAGCCGGATTCCTCAAAGGCGAAGGTCAGCGTGTCGTACTGCTCCATCAGCTGGGCGGCAATGGCAATCGCGCTCTCGTACTCCGGGCGGTATGTGCCCAGCTGCTTCATGCTTTTCCGCAAAGCCAGCGTGTAATTCTTCGCCACAGACGACCTCCTCCCGCAAAACTTTGAAAATCGGCTCGGAGAGGGAAGAATCTCCCCCTCCCGGTCACTGTCCCCCGCCTTCAACAACTCGCGCGCGGGGGGATTGCTTCAAACCGTGCGCCTGCCGCGCTGGAAACGCGCCGATTTTCCGCCCTTTTCGGGGTGCATTTTGTTGTGACATGCCTCGCAAAGCGCCCGGCCGTTCGCCAGATCATAGGCTAGCTCCGGGTGCTCGTCGAGATGCTGAATGTGATGCGCCACCGTCGCGCGCACAGGCAGGCCGTCCTTGTCCGTCCGCCCGTACCGCCTGCACTCCTCGCACCGATAGCCCGCGCGCCGCAGCACCTTCGCCGCCCATGTCCGATGACGCGCCCCGTTGTAATGCGGATTATCGCTCACGCTCTCGCCTCCATGTCCAAAAACGACACCAAGCAGCTCGCTTGGCTGCCCGATGCCGTTATTGTATCAAAGATGAGTTGGACATGAACGGACATCTTTTCGCCCGGCGGTCAAAGTCTCCGGCTGTTGCCGCCGATTTCACACTGGGGCTTTGCGGTCGCCCCTGTCACCTTTCGCGCGGACATCCGCCGCACACTGCAAAGCCCGCTGATGAATCCGCCGCACCTGCCGCTCCTCATAGCCCATGCGCCGCGCGATCTGCATCCACGTCAGCCCGGACAGATAGCGCAGTTCCAGCACCTCGCGCCCGGCCGCATCCGGCACGGCCTCGATCAGCGCCAACGCATGAGCATATTCCGCCCGCAGTCCTTCCGCCAGCCGCCCCAATTCCTCGGCGTATGCCCCTGCGTTCATGGCGCGCATTTGCTCGACCTGCCTGTCCATTTCCGCCACTCTGCGCTTCAGGCCGCCGATGCTTTTCAGCAGCGCGCGCACATCCTGCCCGTCCGTCATCGCGTCCTCCCCGTTTCATCCACCCGGCGCATCAGCGCGTGTACATAAACGCCGCTGGCCCATCGGCTCTTCTTCGCGCCGATCTCCAGCAGCTCGCATCCCGGATAGAGTTTTTCAAAGATTTCCTTCGCCCGCCCGAAGTCCGCCACCGTCTCGGCCACGCGCCCCGCCTTGCGAACACTGATCTTCTTGTCGGCCACGCTTTCGGCCGGCTCTTTCAGCCCGATGCTGCTGCCCCAGCTCCGCCCGACGGCTTTCTGCTGCGGGTTCTTCCCTTCGCGTTCCAGCTTGCTGATCGTCAGGTATCGCGCAAAGCCGGACAGATGGCGCTCGGTCGGCTGCGCGCGGCGCGTGTTGCAGAAGCCGCCGTGCCGCTTCGTCCACTTCTCCTCGATCTCCTCGCGCGTCAGCCCGTCGCCGGACATGATGACATGGTGATGCCAGCGCACACCATAGGCCGCGCTCTCCGTCCGCTCGGTGATGTAAATATACCTGAGCGCAGGCAGACCGCGGCGGCTGCGCATCCGCTTCACCCGGTTCATCATGTTGCGGATGTCCCGCTTCGCCTGCTCGTCGCTCCCCGGCTGACGCCCCGCCGGATACTCACAGGTCAGCATGATGTCCCCCGCGTCGAAGTTCGCATTGACCAGCCGCTCCAGCCTGTTCGCCCGGTTCTTCGCATCCAGCCGCTTCTGCGCCCTGGCGTGCGCCTCCTTCTTCGCCTCGGTGCTGGCCGCCCGCGCGTGCGCCGTGTCCCACACCGGGTAGCAATCCACATAGACCATCGGCCCCGCCTTAACCGTCCGCGTCCGCTGATGGAGCACACCGCTGTCCCAGCCGCAGGCCAGCTTCCCCTCCACCGACGTATCGAACAGCACCATGCAGTCCCTCGCGCTTGTGTCCATGCCGCAGCCTCCTTTGTGAATCGCTTTCGTTGAGTTGTTCATACACCCATACAAGACGGGTCAGCGGGCTTGCCGCCCGCTGCTTCCGATCTGCTTCTTTATTTTTGAATTTTCCTGTGTTACAATGGTCAAAAGGAAATGATGTGTATATGAAAGATCAACCAATAAAACTGCCTTCTCCCAGCACTGAGACACTCGCCGTCATGGCAGATGTCGAAAATCGTCTGAATCTGGTCGGTCCTTTCCACGATACACCTTCTCTCATGGAAGCGCTGGAAGAAAATGATGCCTAAGCGTCCCACATCGGGGCGCTTTTCGTTTACCCTGCCGCCTGCGCGTTACGCTTCTTCTCCATCGTCTACCTCGTTGGCGGCCAGCAAACCGCAGCTCTGCGCCATGCGCCCGATCATTGCCCGAATCGCGTCAACCACTTCCTCGCTCTCCGGCAGGATAACCGCCGTCGTCAGCATGCCATCCTTGACGAGTACCAGTGGCTCACCGTCCGTATTGATGCCGATCTTCATACATTGGTAGTCCTCGGCGCATCGTGCCGCCTTAACCTTTGCCATATCCACGGCCAGCATTCGCCCGCGGCATGTCAGCAGTAGGCAACGCTCGCCCAAATATTCCACGATGCCAAGTTCTTGTGCATCCCACTCTGTCGCCGGTGCTGCATACAGGCAAGAACCTCGATTGAGCGGCAACGCGAGAACGTCCATCTGCGCCGCCTTCTTCGGTTTGAGATCAAAGATCGCCGCGATGCTGCCCTCCGTCAGCTTCAAATCGCCTTCGACCGGCCACGCCGCTGTGTGTGTCCCAATCCATTGCTCGCCGCAGTCGCTTTCATAGATATAAAACTCCTTTTCCTCGACGCAGCACCGCTTAATTGCGCTCAATTTCATTTTGTCCGCCTCCGTATCTTTTCCCGTTTTGGGGCTTTGTTGGCCGTCGGCGATCCGGCGGCCTGTAAAGCCTCAATGTTGTACGTCGTTTCCTCTCTTTTTTGTCTTGTCATGCTGCATACCTCCGTTTTACTTAATCGCCTTTGCGAGCAGGGACAACACCGAAAGCGCCAGCAACGCCCACGCAAGTCCCATAGCCCACGCTGGAATATACATTTCGTTTTGTTCCAGTACCATCAGAATAATCAACAAATTTATTTGCTTCCCTCCTCAAACTCAATTTTGATTTGCTGTTCGTCTACTTTTCCAGTTGCCCCGATCCACCACGCAAGCACGCTTTCGCCGTCCGTCCACTGTTTATTGATGACCTTCCCGCTTCGCCGCCGCGCCTCTATCATTTCATCGAACGTTTTGATGTAAAAATTGACAAACTGCGGAAAAAATTCAAGCTCCCGCTTCATGCTCTTACAGCCGCCGAGCGGACAAGAAACACAACCTAGCCGCTTAAATCCTTCATCGTATAGCCCGCAATATGGGATATTATAACTGCGAATAAATTCCCAAACATCCTCATTCGTCCAATCCACAATCGGGTTGAGCATGACCTTTGCCTTAGCCATGCAGCATTCGACGAGACGACGATTCTCGTCATTATCCGAGTTCAGCATAAGGCCGTAATTGTTTTTTACCCCGACCACATTCAACCTTTCAGCGGTCTCGAATACTGAACTGCCGCTTATATTAACGATACCCTTGTTTTTTCTCCGACGTGCGCTTTCTGCCCATCGCACACCAGTTACGACGACTCTGCCCGCGCCCTTCGCTTCCTTGAGTTCTGCGCAACAATATCTCTGAATCCTTGTTGGCTGGAATTGTTTCCGAACGATTAGCTCCCGCATCGAGAGTTCCGGTCTTTCAAAGATTGTCTCTTGGTGTTTTTCCCGGATGAACCGAACCAGCGCCGGGGGATCGATCGTCGTCACATTGTAGTGACTGTCAAACCTGACTCCTGCCATTCGAGCCAGCGCACGAACAGCGGTTGAATCTTTGCCGCCGCTGTCGGCCAAATAATAGCCCTCCGCAGGCTCGAATGTCTTGAACCGCTTGATTGCTGTTTCTACCTTGTCGTGCTTCTGCCCGAACAGGTCTCTTTCAATCAGTGCCATTGTTCCGCTTGTTCTCCTCCATTTCCTCGCTCCTTGGAGCTTTGTTGGCCGTCGGCCGTCCGGCGGCCTGCAAAACCTCAATATGATAGTAGATTTACCCCTCACGAAACCGTGTCGCAATATAATTCGCCGCATCCAGCAGCTCGTTGGCCTCGCCCTCGTCCCCTCGCATCCCGGTGAACGCCGCATACGCCGCCTGATCCGCTGCATACTGCTCGAACTCCTCCAGCCGTCGAATCTGCCCCGGCAAGCTGACATAAACCCGGCCGTCCGCGCGAAACGCATGCAGCGTGCCGCCGACAACCGGCGTGATGGTCAGCATCGTGCGCCCGTCCACATTCTTCACGCCGAATAGATCGCACCTTGCCGGAAGCTCGACGCCGCCCTCCAGCTCCACGCCGCGCTCGATCAACGCGCCTTCGCCAAAGCATACCCCGTGACCGACGATGCAGCCCGACTTGATCCATGCGCCTTTCCCGAAATGGCACCGCGCCCCGATGATGCTTCCGTGGCCGATCACCGCGCCCGCGTCAAAGTCGCAGTGCGCGCCGATCTCGCTGTTCGCCCCGACGTTGGCTTCGCCCAGCAGGCTGCCCGCCCCGATAATCAGCCGCGTATGCCCGCGCATATTCACCCGCCGGAAGTCGCCCTTTCCAAAGCGGTATTGGCCATCTGCCCCGGTTTTAACCAGATCAAATTCATCTTGCGCCCAAACCTTCATGCTTCTTTTGCTCCTTTTGCTTCTCGCAACGCGGGCAGACATACCGCCTCGGCGATACGCCCACCGCGCTCACATTCCAAATCATCTTACAGACAGCGCACCGCCTGTATCTTTTGCCGTCCTTCATCGTTCACACCCGAACCAGACGCGCCCGCATCCCGTTTCGCCTGAGCCGCGCGAGGTGTTCCCGCGTCAGCGCCCGGTTTCGACGGCTGGCCACCTGCGCCCTGCCCTGTGCCTCCTGCCGCTGCATCCAATCGGCGGCAATCCACCCAAACGCCAGCAGGCTGATGATCGGCACGCCGAAAATCAGAATCAGAAAAACTTCGAGCACATCCATTGTCTTTTGTCCTTTCCTCTGCTATAATCAAACTGTCACTTTTCCTTGTCCCCTTACGCGGTCGCCGTCCGTGTGAGGGGCTTTTTCTTTTGCCCAATCCATCACGCTCGCTTCCTTCATGCGCCGCCGGGTTGTCCGTATGCTTCGGCTTTCCGGCTGCCCAGCATCCGGCATACCGCGCGCGGGTCGATCACATCGCAAAGCGCCTCGCCGTCCCGCCCCAGCACGAGGAACGAGCCGCGAATCCCGTATATGTTCTCCGGCGCGCCGGATCGCCACGCCTCCATATTGTAGGCGGTCACATTCTCGCGCCCGTCCTCCTCCAGCGTCAGCGCCGTCAGCTCAAACGGCCCGCCGACCATGCTTTCGATGGCCTCCCGCGTACCGACGATCATCTTCACCCGCGGCGGCTTGTTCGGCCGTTTGTAAACCACCTCCAGCATCCGCGGCGCGGCCATCCTCTCGTGTTTCATAATCCGATCTCCCCTCTGCCGTCCACCAGCTCAAAAGCCGGCCTTTCCATTCTTCGATCCCTCTGGTTTGCATTTTCCTGAAGCTGGCCAAGCAGCGTCTCCGCCTGCTCCCGAATATCAAAGCTGTCCACGATGACGGGTTTCCGTCCGCCCAGCAGGCGAACCACCCGCCATCGCTTCGCGCCCGCGGCTTTCATCACCGCAAGCCGCCGCTGCCCTTCCAGTTCTGCAAAAACATCCGACGCATTAACTCCGATGCTCTCGCAGATTGCCAGCAGCGTTCCGATTTTTCCACCGTTTTCATTGTCGCCCTGCTCAAAGTGCATCAGGGTGCGCACCGCTACGCCGCTCCGCTTCGCCACGCTGGCATAAGTCAGTCCGTTGGCCACGCGCTCCCGGCGGATGATATCACCGAGCTGCTGCCAGATCGTGGCCTCCTTTTGTGTGCTCATGTGTTTTTTCTCCTTTCTTTTGGGCTTTATGGAGCACTCAGCCTTCCGAGCGCTCGAAAAACCTCAATGCCTGAACAACCGCAAGCTGCCGTTGTACAGTTCGTATGCCACGCCGCAGACGTTAAAGCGAATATAGTTCATGTCATCCGCGAAGTAGAGCGGCAGACGCTTAATCGTGCCGACCGTCCGCACAACCTGATGCCGGTTGATGTGCAAAGTCTCGACCTCGTGCCGAATTTCAACCTTGCGGGCAGAAAAGCCATATTCATCTGCAATCAGATCCTTGGCCGCTTCGTCCGTCAGCACGTCGCATCGTTTTTTCAGCGCTTCATAGTCCGCCTGCCGGACGTTTGCCTCGTCCTCATACGGCCGCCATTCTTCCTCCCGTTCCAGATTCTCCGCCAGAAATTTAACCTCGCACTCCAGCTTGGCAATCCACACCTCAAGCGCCTTGCGCTTATCGGCCTCCGATCTGCTCAGTTCAATCTCTGCCTGGCTCTCTTTCAGCGTCTCCTCGTAGGCAATGCGCATCGCCATGTCGTCCCTGTTCTCCATGTAGCGCTGGCAAAACTCGTGCTTGTCCAGTTTGCTATCCATGTAGGCCTTATCAATAGCCTCGTACAGCTTCGCCGTGGGATAGATCCCCGTTATCATCTGAAATTCACTAATCAGCATGGTCTTTGTCCTCCTTACTCAATGAATACCTTTACAATTACGGCCAGTCCCGAAAACACCAGCATCACCCACGCAAGCCCCATAGCCCACGCCGGAATATACATGCCGTTCTGCTCCATCACCAGCAGGATAATCAACAAATTCATTGTGCTTTTGCCTCCTCTCTTTCCCGTTCTTCTCTCTTGGCACGCCAATATGCCATCTCCGCCGAATAGGCTTCAAATGCTGCCCGGTTCTCCGGCGCATTGCACATTGCAACGATCTCCTCGGCACGTTCCTTGAGCAGCGGAACGATAGCCCGCGCAAACGCGTTGATTTCTGCTTTGCCGGGTTCACCAACAAACTTGACCGTTGCCCGAATCTCCCGTGCCATTGTGCTGTTTCGTCCTTTCCGCCGCCGGAGTTACCAGTCTCCGGCGGCTTTCATGTATTTAAGATCGTCGGTGTTACCAGCGCCGACGAAACCCAGCGTGTTTGTTCTTTCCTTTGCATGACCGAGATGGTACAATACAAATGAAAGGAGTGTTTCTCTTGACCCGATTGCAATATGAATTTCTCCGTCAATACCGCAATGAACATTTGCCGTCTCTTTCCTCCCTTTCAAAGGAGGATTGCGCCATTTTCAAATCCTGTTTGAGCGATCACTACATCAAGTATCACTTGGCTTCTGATAGAATTGCGTTTCCCACCATCAGCCCTTCCGGCCTCGCCGCGATGCTAGAATTTGAAAACCAGCTTCAAGAGCATGCCGAGGAACAAGCCCGCCATGAAGAAGAACGCCGTGCGGATCGCGAGCAGGCTGTCCAAGATCGAAAAGAGGATCGTCGTCATGATCTCAAGATATTGATACTTGGCGCGCTGATCGCCTTTGTTCTCGATCTCATCAATAACCTGATATGCGCGCATCTGTAATTTGTCGAGCTTCTTTTGCGTCATCGTTTCACCTCCTGACGCGCACTGCACCATCAGTGCGCGTCTTTTTCGTTGGCTTCAATCTTCATGCTGATAGGTGCAAACGCATCACACATGTTTCGCAGTTTTGCAAGTTCGGCGTTCACCACGTCGATCTGCTTTTTCAGCTCCACCAGCTTTCCCGATGTTTCGGTCGCGCCTTCAAGCTCGACTGACACATTCATTTTCATTTGTTCACCTCCGTTTCGTCCATCCCGGCCTCCTTATCAAATAATTCACTTAAGGTGAACTCACGGTGAAAAGAATATATCCTGAATGGGCACGCCATAATAACTGGCCAATGCCAATTTCACTTCATCCCTCGGAATCCTCTGTGCAGTCTCGTACATTGCTAGCGAAGACTTGCTTATTCCTACAGATTTAGCCACTTCGGCCTGCGTCTTCTTTCCTCGCATTGCAACAAGTTTTTCTGCAATTTTCTTACGATCCACTCTTCTCACCTTCTTTCCATGTGGTTCACTTGATATGAACATCATATCACGTCAAGCGCCTGTTGTCAATCACTTTTTGTAAACTTTTTATTGACTATGTTCTCGCTTCGTGATATGCTGAACGTGAACAAGGAAGGAGGTCTGCAAATGAGCCACTTTTCCGAGCGATTAAAGAGCTTGCGTCAGCAATCTTCAATCACTCAAGCAAAACTCGCAGATGATCTCAACGTTACAAAGTCCTTAATTTCCATGTATGAAAGCGGTCAACGCCTTCCGAGTTTCGAGATGCTCGAAACTATCGCCGATTATTTTAACGTTCCGCTTTCTTCTTTGGTTGACAATGCAAGCTCTATTTTCCCCGATATGCTTCCTGTTACCATTCGGCGTGTTCCAGTTCTTGGTGGTGCAGCATGCGGCGAACCAATTTATGCGCCGGGCGACGATACGGAATTTCTAAGTGTCGATGCCTCCGTTTCCTGCGACTTCGCGCTGATTGCACGCGGCGATTCCATGATCGGTGATCGCATCCACGATGGCGATGTGGTCTACTTCCGTTCTGTTTCCGATGTTCGTGATGGTGAAATCGCCGCCGTGGCTGTAGACGATGGCGTTAGCATCAAGCGAATCAAACGTCTGCGTGCCCCAGATGGCAGCGTCATCTTCACACAACTGCTTTCCTCTAATCCTGCGTATGATTCCATCGACATTGGCGGACCAGACGAAACGAGAATCGCTCGTATTTTAGGACGTGCCGTCTCTTTCAGCGCAAAGCTTAATATTTGAACACAAGTAAATTTGGAGGGTTTCGCGTATGTCTACAAATGAATCTTCTATCGAACGCATTCTCGGTCTTGACTTTGAGACAGCCAATCCATCTCGCACAAGCGTCTGCTCCCTCGGTTTATGCCTAGTGAATTTTTCTTCTGGCGAAGTTATTGATAAGAAACAGTTTCTTATCAATCCTCATGATACTTTTCATCCCCGAAACATTCAAACTCACGGTATTGTACCGGATATGGTAGAAAACAGTCCTTGTTTTGAGGATGTAGTCGATGAAATCTTCTCCCGTCTCGATGCTCATACCGTTTTAGTTGCTCACAACGCCTCTTTTGATATAGACGTATTATGTAAAACCTGCAAGGCACATGCCATTCCTATTCCTGAATTAAATTTCTTTTGCACTTATGTTCTCTCGAAAGCCCTTTTCCCCGACTTAACCTGCTATAAATTGCCAGTAGTTGCCGCTCAATGCGAACTCCCGCCCTTTCATCACCATCTCGCTGACGATGATGCCGAAATCTGTGCCGAAGTTTTTTATTCCTTCGCACACATGTGTAGCGCTTCGACCCTCCAAGAACTTGAAAAGAACTCCGGTGTGAACATTGGGCATATAAATTCAGATTATTCTCACGATACTTGCTATAAATATCATCCATCTCACTTTTCACGTCAACATTCCTTTGAGAAAAGGCTATCTACCAAAGATGTAGATACAACGGCTTTCCCCGCAAATCCTAACCATCTTCTTTTTGGAAAGAATGTCGTCTTTTCCGGGGCTGTTCAAGGCATATCTCGTGAAAAAGCCACTTCCATTGTTCAATCCATAGGTGGACTTGTTGAGGAACGTGTTACGAAAAGAACAAATTATGTGATTTCTGGTATTCAAGACCCTACCGCTCTGCGTGGTCACAAAAAAAGCTCAAAAATTATGAAGGCCGAACGCTATATTGGAGAAGGTTTGGATATCCATATCTTGTCTGAAGAAGATTTTCGCAATCTGATCTCTTGAGGTGAAAATTTATGAACAATGAACAGATTTCCCTTATCCTAGACCAAGACATTGCTTTTCCTCAATCTGATAATGATATTAAAAACATTTGGAATACCTATATCCATGAAGAAAAGGACGATTCCGATGCTTTCAGTGTTGAATCTGTTTCAAAGGGATATAGCTATTTCATTTATGGAACTAAGTCGTTTGAGCTTGTCCAAAATAAAAGCGGGTGCAGCTTACGCCTTCCCGGTATTATCATGTCTTCACTTTTTCCTGAACGTCAAAACCTCGACGACGAAAAGTTCTATTCCATCAACAGTCTTCAAACCGAACAAATGAAAGCCTTGCTCGCCTTGTTGAAAGATTATAAACACAAACTCTTTCGTGAACTTATCACAGAAAGTTTTGGCTGCTGCAACGACTTTATAAAATGTTCTGACGCAAAGCACTGCATTCATGAAGATGACCGCTTTTTCAACGGTTGCTATTATCGTGAAAATTTAGAAGCCGGGCGTATCTTCTACGGAAAGAATAAAAACATCTGAACTAAAACGCCCCACCCATGCAGCCGCATGAGCGAGGCAAACAGAAAGGTATTTGATTTATGAGCACTACAAAAAACACAAGCAAAACGATTAGCCCCCGCACGACCAGCAAACCTTCCTATACCTATGAAGATCGCAGTCAAAAAATTCCGACGAGCCTCAAGCCTAACACATATAACCCCGCCAAGAAATCATCCGGCAAGTGATTGCTTCGCTTGAATCTGGTCAAAGAGCTTCTGTGCTTCAAAAAATTCGACATTTATTCCTGTTTTCGGATCGCAGTAAATGACTACTGGGCCAAACAACAATTTTTCATCATCAGCAGCGGTCTCTTCGTCGTGTTTGAAAGCCGCGCACGTCTCCGGCGACCACATCAGCGCGATACCATCCTCCAAGTTGTCCGGCAGGCTGTAACAAATTCCAACCTGCTCGCCTGCGCCGCTTTTGATTCTAAGCACAAGAGCACTTCGCGCATATTTAAAGTCTTTGCTGTAAACAAGCGTATGCCATGTATCGGCGGAACGATCAATTTTCATTTGCTCCGTTTCTTTGAGCCGGAGGCTTCGCAGTTTTGCATAGCCCTCCTCCAGCCCTTCAAGCGCACATGAAAAAAGCACCGTCATACCCAGCGAAATCAGGAAAAAACGCGGAATCTCCATCGTGGCCGAAAATGTATTCAGCAAATCCTCCGGATTGGCAATGCTTTTCCCGGCCAGCCTCCCGTAAATCAGTAGCGAAGCCACCGAAATCATTGTGCTGAAAACAAAATGCTTTGCCGCTCGTGTGCTGTCACTGGTTTCTTCGTCTCGATAAGTGCGCTTGAAAAACACCCTCCGCAGGATATCCACCAGCGCACCGGGGTACAGGTAGATCATTGCGATAATCATTTGCTCCATCGTTCCACCTCCGTATATCTTAATTATACCACACGAGGCTTATCCAAAAAAGGCTTCATGTGCAACCTTTTTCAAAATAAAAATCATTTGACAAAACGCCCCGCCCATGTGACCGCATGAGCGAGGCAAACAGAAAGGACGCTTCCATGAGCAACGATTTTCGTTTTCTGATGTATCAATCCGCCGAAGAAAATGTGAGCGTCAACGCCGTCATCAAAGACGAAACAATTTGGCTTTCTCAAAAGGGCATGGCCGAGCTGTTCGGCTGTTCGACAGACAACATTTCCCTTCACCTAAAAAATATCTTTTCCGACGGCGAATTGACGAAAGATTCAGTTACCGAGAAAATCTCGGTAACTGCCGCAGATGGTAAAAATTATCCTACTCAGTTCTACAATCTGGACGCGATTATCTCCGTCGGCTACCGCGTCAACTCCCGTCGCGCGACACACTTCCGCATCTGGGCAACCAGCGTCTTGAAGGAATACATGACCAAGGGCTTCGCACTGGATGACGAGCGCCTCAAGCAGGGAACGGCCGCGTTTGGCCACGACTATTTCCGCGAGCTGCTTGAGCGCGTCCGCTCGATCCGCGCCAGCGAACGCCGCATCTGGCAGCAGGTGACGGATATCTTCGCGGAGTGCAGTATCGACTATGATAAAAACGCCGCCGTTGCCCATGACTTCTACGCCATGATTCAGAATAAATTCCACTATGCCATCACGGGGCAAACCGCCGCCGAAATCATCTATGACCGTGCCGACCGCACCAAAAATCACATGGGGCTGACCACATGGAAAAACGCCCCGGATGGCCGTATTCTCAAATCGGATGTTTCCATCGCCAAGAATTATCTGGATGCGAAGCAGATTCGTCAGCTTGAGCGCGCCGTCTCCGGCTATTTCGATTATATCGAGGATCTGATCGAGCGCGAAAATGCCTTCACGATGGAGCAGTTCGCCTCCAGCGTCAACGAATTTCTCGCTTTCCGCCGCTATGACATTCTTCCCGATAAGGGGCGCATTTCCGCCGCGGCCGCAAAAAAGAAGGCCGAAGCGGAATACGACGCTTTCAACAAAACGCAGCGCATCGTCTCCGACTTCGACCGCGAGGTGCAGCGCTTGATCGAATCCGAAAAGCACCCGTGATCTTCTTTGCGCCATCCTTGGCAAAATAGCCATTAAAAAACGCCCCGTCCATGTTACCAGCATGAGCGAGACGAAGTATTCAATTCACACTCTTTTTCTTTATGCGGCTCATCAAGGGATTCATTCAACTGTTATCACTATTTAAGGGGGTGATCCAATTTGAAAGCCGTCATATATGCCCGCTTCTCCAGCCACAACCAGCGCGAAGAATCCATCGAAGGACAGGTTCGCGCCTGTCAGCGCTTCGCCAAAGAGCACGACATGACTGTGATCGAGATATACGCAGATCGCGGCCTGTCCGGCCTCCATGCCGACAATCGCCCAGAATTTCAACGCATGATCGCAGACAGCGACCGCCACAAATTCCAAGCTCTTATCATGTGGAACCTCGACCGTTTTTCCCGCGACAAATACGACACTGCCGTTTATAAATCGCGGCTCAAAAAGAATGGCGTTACGCTCTATTACTCCGATCAGAACATTCCAGACACGCCGGAAGGAATTATTCTCGAATCGCTGCTTGAGGGCTTCGCGCAGTATTATTCCGCCAACCTTTCCCGCAACGCAAAGCGCGGCTTACAGGAAAATGCGCGGAAATGCCTCTGGAACGGCGGCGGCCTGCCTCTTGGCTATACCATCGACGAAACAAAGCACTTTGTCATTGATCCGGCCGGCGCCGCCTGTGTCCGGTTGATCTTCCAGATGTACGCCGACAACCACTCCATCAAGGAAATTGTCTCTACACTCAACGAGAAGGGATATCGAACCGTGAAAGGAAATAAATTTCGCCTTGGCAGTATACAGGGTGTCCTGCGTAATCGAAAATACATCGGCGAATACCACGCATCCGGCATAACTGTTCCGAACGGCGTTCCCGCGATCGTGGATGTCGAATTATTCAATGCCGTACAAGAAAAAATCGGTGTTGTTTCTGCTGCAAAAGCCCGTAACAAAGCAGAAATTCCTTATTTGCTGACTACAAAGGTTTTTTGCGGCCATTGCGGCTCTCCGATGATCGGCGAATCCGGCACAGGAAAAGGCGGCTCGACCTATCGCTATTATAAATGCTCCTGCCGAAAGAACCGAAAAGGCCAGTGTGACAAACGCACCGAACAAAAAGAATGGCTCGAAGAAACCGTCGTTGCGCAGACCGTCGAAAAATTCCTCCACCCCGACGTGATCGAGGATGTTTCAAACGCCTGTGCCGCCGTACTTGAACAGGATTGCCAAAACAATGCCTTGCTCAAGGCCTTAAATGCCCAGCTTGCAGATGTTGAAAAATCCTCCCGAAATCTTATCAAAGCCATTGAAGCAGGGGTATTCACCTCATCCATGCGCGAACGGCTGGCCGAGCTTGAACAGCAAAAAGAAGATATCACCGTTCAGATTGCCCGCGAGCAGCTCCGAAAGCCGCAGCTCTCCGCCGAGCAAATCGCATTCTTCCTCCGCTCTTTCCTTGACGGCGATGCTCACGATCCGAACTTTCAAGAAAGAATTATTGAATCGCTCGTCCGCCGCGTCGATGTTTACGATGAAGGGCCGGGAAACCGCAAGCTCACTGTTTTCTATAATCTAAAGAAAAATAACCATTCTTCCGTTTCGGTAAAATGTTCGGATTCCGAAAGTGTGGGTCTGCCAATGCTCGAAAATCCGAACACATTCTTCCTTCCGAAGAGATTTGTGTTCGGGTTTTCTTTTTATGTTTCAACGAACCGCAAATAGACTTGATTTTCACGCACAGAAAAGCCCGGCCGATCCTCCGGCCGGGCTCCCCTTCACCATTCAATTTTCACCAGATCCTCGACGGTTACGCCGAGCGTGTGCGCCAATCGAAGCACTGTTTCGACCGTCGCGCCGTTGATGTTGCTCGCCCCGCGTTCGAGCTTTTGCAGGGTGCTCAGCTTCACGCCGGATTTCATCGCCAATTCTTCCTGCTTCAAGCCCGCATTGAGGCGCGCTTCTTTGATGGTGGTCATTTCGTTTCGCCTTCTTTCTGCTTGATGTACTGGTAGAGCTTGACCGTCAGCGCCGTCAGCACAATAACCTGTGCCGCCTGCAAAATAATCCCAGAGATTTCAAGAGCCATTTTCAGCTTTTCCATTGCGTTTTACCTCCGAGCCTGATACAATAAAGATGAAGGTCGGGAGGCTTCCGCCTCCCTTCCTCCGTCCGGCGCTTATTGAGTCATCTTGTCGATGATCGTTGCGAGCAGGTTGATGATTGCACCCGCAACTTCCAGCGCCCCGGCCAACAGCGCGAGTTTTGCGATTGCCAGATCGCTTTGCTTGCCCTGTTGGTTTTTCTTTTTCCGGCTCATTGGCTTTCCCTCCTTTCTGATTTCTGACCATATTATATCATTTAACTGCTAGCATGTCAATACTTTTTCTTTTATTTTCAAAGAAAATTTGAAAAACCGCTGCAATTTTCACCGCAGCGGTTTTGTTCTTTATATGCCTTGCATCAGCAGTCGGAACGTCTCGCGCCCTTTCGGCGTGATGAGCGTCTGTGTACCACCCCAGCCGGTCTTTTCATTGACGCACTCCTTCAACTCAAAAAGGCCGTTGTTCTTCTCCGCGTAAGGCACCAGTTTTCCCCTCTTATCGCGGTAAACATACTTGTGACCCAACAAGAAACCCACAAACGCCTTTTCCTTAATCTTCATCTCTTTCGCCGTTTCTCGGAAGTTGGTCAAAAGATTGCGATCTACCAGCTCATCAAAATAGTCTGCTTTCGGCTGCATGATTTGCTTCTGCACCGTCAGTTCACTGTTCTGCACAGCCAGCTCAGCGATCCGTGCGTCGCGCTGTTTGAGCTTCTCGCTCGCCATCGTCAGCGCGCGGGCTAATAGCTCTTCGTCGGTCATCTGCGCTTCGCCTGCGATGTATCCACCTGTCTTGCGGATGGCCGGAACGACTTCATCCGCGATCATCGCCTGAAAGCGCTCCGCTGTCTCGTTCTTGGCTTTCATCGCGAGGCGATAGAAGATGTTCTCAGGGATGTAGTCTCCCGTGGTACACTTCTGTTCCACGCCCAAATCAGTGAGATAACCACGCACCCTCGTCCAATTCACAACCTCGTTTCCGCTGTCAGCTTTCTTCGTGAACCCCAGCCCCCGCGCCACGGTTTCAAGATTCAAATATGCAACGCCGTCTTTTTCATAGCAGGGAATCCCTTGAATATTCATAATCTCGTTCATCTGTTTCCCTCCGTTCATCAATTCTTCTGGGTCGCGTTCTTCATCGCGCAGCGATACCCCTTACTCGCGCCGTATCGGAAGGCCAGATAAAGTGCTTCGCCTATATCTTCATATCTTCCAATTTCGTACAAACATTGCACTTCTTTCACCACCATGTCATAGCGAATGAACCCATGTGCATTCAAGTCAGTCTTGGCAATGTATCGCTTCATCGCGTTCTTAATATCTTTCCGCATATAAAATGCCTCCTGTGTGTCGAGGATTGACCTTGCAGGCGACATGTGATACAATATTCATGCACCTGTAAGGGTGTGTGTCATAAGGCTTGTCGCATTCTTTGGTAGAGGGGCGGCAAGTCTTATTCTTTTTCGGTCAACAGATCGATTCCTCGCCTGATCGCTTCACTTCGAGATACATTCTCGCGTTTGCAGTATTCCTCGAGCTTTTGCTTAGACGTTTGATTCAGGCAAATGCTCATTTTTTCTGTTTTAGCGTTTTCGACCTTTGGCCGTCCCGTTCTGGGACTCATTGTCTCACCTCACTTTCATTCGCACCTTTATTATAATTTAGGTGTGAATGAAAGTCAAGAGGTTTTTTATTTTTCTCCGTCTCCTGCGCTCTTCATAACCTCCAGCGCCTTTTTGAGCACGCCGGGAATCGGAAGCCCCAATTCTGCCGCATTTTCAATGACACTCACACCCTCGCTGGCAATGAACCACAAGCACACCGCCCCAGTGACAGCGTTAAACTGAACGCCCGCACCATGCGCCACCGCGAAATCCAGCAAAACCGCAAGCAGTACAACTGCAAGAATCATCATCTTTCGCATCAGGCCAGAAAATGCCTCTCGACTGGAAAGGCCGCCGCCTTCCGTCTTTGGCGATATGCCGACAAGGCCACACATCAGCCCCGTGGCATAATCCAGACACATCACGCCCAACAGTACCCACATCAGAGGCGGCAGACCTGTGATAAACGACAGTATCGCACCACAAGCAGCAGCCGTGATTTTCGCAAGTTTATCCATTCGTATTCCCCCTTTAATCCTCCCCGGCCTTGCAGCAATATTCCCCGCTGACCCAGCCGGTATATCCCTTATACGTCGTCTTGATCCAGCCTGCTCTCGTTTTGAGCGCGACGATCACAGCTCCATCCGGGAGCATCTGCATATATTCGCCGCGGACATCCGGCCTTTTCCGCATCCGCAAACCCGTCTGGACGCAGACAATGTACGCCGTGCCCGTCGGTGCTGCGCCAGCGTTTTCTGCCACCTCAATCATCCGATGCACCCCCAGCCCGTTCCACCCCGCCTTCGCCGTCAGCGCGGTTTCGACCACGCCGCCCCGGCTCTTGCTTGAGTGGATGACCGTTCCCTGCTCCGTCACCAGCCCGGTGTGATTCACGTCGCCCGTGCCCACGCCCATGAACGCCAGCATCCCCGGCTTCGCGCCGGAAATGCCCGCCTGCTTCCACGTCAGGTCGCGGTATTTTCCGCGCTTGCTGTCGCTGTCCCACAGGGCGTTTGTGCCTGCCGTCGTGTAGCGCTTGTCGCCGCCCGGCGCTGTGCGGATGACCTTCTTGACGAGGTTGATGCAGTCCAGCTCGCTGTACGCCGTCCCGATCAGCCCCCGCGCCACGCGGATGGCTTCTTCTGCCTGAATCATCGGGTTCACCCCCCTTGCGTCACTCCGTCACGAGGTCTTCGCAACCGCTGTCGATCAGGACTTCCCTGACCTTCTCCTTGAGCAGTCGCGGCACCTGCGCAAAAGTCTTCTTCCCAAGCATAATCTGCTGTGCCCAAATCATAGCCATCATATCTTCTTCCTTTCCGCTCATCACGAGCAATCCAAAAATTTTAAGCATATACAATCTCGCTCATCTCGAGGATGCATTGCAGTAGGGTTTCGTTCTGGTCTTCGAGCGCTTTAATACGCTCCTCTTGCGTCGGTTGTGGCTCTCCCGGTTCCGGCACTTCCGGCTCGACGTACACACTGCCGTCGTCGGAGAGCTGCACCGCGTTGTCAAGGGTGCGGTAAACGGTCGTGTAATCGCTAAAATCGCCGAGCTGGGTCACGCCGTCCATGCGCCACGTCGTAAAGCCCGTTGTTGGAGCGTCGGTGATACCGCCAAGCTCAATAACATGTTCACTGCGCCGCGAAAACGTTACTTCCCGGATTTCGTCCGATGCGTTTATCTTGATTTTAATCATTGCATATCCTCGTTTTCACAGTCAATTCCGTTCCTATTCGGTTTATATTTGTACCCATGTAATTTGTTTAGCGCCGTTTATTTGTACGCCCAAAAACGCCTCGCTGCCGGCACCAACGCCCACATAGTATGTGTCCGAATAAAAACTTCCCGGCCAGCTTCCGCCACTAAGTCGGATAAAACCGCCATAATCAACAGGCACCGTATTTCCTTTGCTTTTTTCTGCATAAAAAATACCTGACTTTATCGAGCCGATAGCATTTTTTATGGATTTAACCGCTTCGGCGCTGGCGACTTTTTTAGACAAGTCCGTGCTTGCCATAATCTCTTCTAACGTCAGTGCGTCGGATTGATTGACTTTATCGTCCTTTAGCTGATTAACTGTCTCCTCATCCGCCGCGCCGATGTTCTCCCTCGCCTGCGTCTTTTGCGCATCATTAAGCGTCTGCGCCGTATACAGCACCGCTTCCTGTGGCGCATCCCTGCCGGGGTCGCCCTTCTCTCCTTTCTCGCCTTGCGCGCCGGGGTCACCCTTTTCCCCTTTCTCGCCTTTTGCGCCGGGCTCACCCCGAAGCGACGCTTTCTGCTCATCCGTCAGGCTTTCAAATGTCACCTCGCCGTCCTTGCCCTTTGGCCCTTGCGGGCCGGTGGCTCCAGTCTCGCCCTGCGGCCCCCGCTCACCGGTGTCGCCTTTTTCGCCCCTCGGCCCCTGCGCGCCAGTGTCGCCTTTTTCGCCTTTCGGGCCTCGCGCGCCGACAAATTCCCCGTCGTCGAGCTTCTTTTGCACGTCGTTTGCAACCTTCTGCGCACCGCTCGCAGCGGAAATGGCCTTTCCGGCAGCCGTGTTCGCTGCGCTTGCCGCCGCCTTGCAAGCGTCAAATTGCGCCAACAGCTCGGCAAGCGACGGAATCACCTTTTCCTCGTCGATGATCGTGTCCGTGCTGTCCTCCATCACCCGTATCACGCAGCCATAAAGCGGGATCTGCGTTTGCCCGTCCTCGTCCATCAGCGACAGGATAATCGACACGTCGCCCCGCTCTGCGTAACCGATCTTCGGCAGCGTCACAGATACCACGTTGGCCTGCACACTGCCCACCTGCTTTTGCAGGCTTGCGCGTCCCGGCAGGATCATGCTCAGCCACGGCTGCATCCCGGTCAGATCGGCGGGCTT